AAACGTTTGTTGCCAGCGTGAAGCGGTAGCCGTACGTGCCATCGACAATGGCGACGTGAATCCCGTTGTTCGCGATGGAGACGCTACCGGACGCGCTCAAGAGGGTGCCGCGCGAGGTCGCAGCGCCATCCGAGGCGATTTCGTACAGCGAATTACCTGATACCGCGAAGAGCCGGCCAGAAGCCTCGTGCAGCCCGCGCACTTCGGCCGCTTGGGTCTCGGCAAAGGTCACGAGTCCCGGCGTGCCGTAGAGCGCAATCGGGCTCTTGTTGTCCGCATCCATCACCGGATACAGATTCACGGTGCGCGAGGCATTGACTGACACGCTGCGCTGCGCGCCGGAGCCGCCGAGAAAGGGGATTCTCATTCCGCGAACACCGGAAGGCCGGCTTTCATGCGCTCTCTTGCATGCATGACGGCTTTATCAACTATTTCACGCGTCGGCGGCTTCCCGCTAAGCAGATAGTTGATTTCTTGAGGGCTGAGAGTCGGCACAAGCGTCGGGATCTCCATTTCTTTGCCACCGATATTCACGCCAACCGATATTTCCGTCGAAATATCGCCATCTGGGCGTTTCAGCTCTCCAAAGAACCCTCTCCCTTTCCGGGTTCCGTCTTGGCGCATTCCGTAGTCAGGTTGCGCAAGTGCGTTTTGCGTAGGCTGCGCGTTATACGCGCCATTCATCCCGGCCAGCGCGTTTCTTCGCGGAGACTTTATGAGCATGGCGTTATCCACTAGTCGCCCGCCCGGATGTCGTAGCGTCGGCCCGTCGTCAGGCCAGTGCTCATGATCGGCGTGCGGAAATTCACGCGCTTAATGTCCTTCTTGGCGGCCGATCCGATTGCCACCACATCAGGCGGAACCGGCCGGTCGTATTCGACGGCGATGCGTGCGGCGAGCTGGTACGTGATCGCCTCCAGATAGCCAGGGGGCAGCGCGAGCTCATCCGACACGACGGTGATTTCCGATAGCGGAACCCACGTGATGAGCTTCAGCGTGCCGCTCGCCGGGATCGGGTACAGGTAAAGCGTGCCGAGCGGGTAGGATGGTTCGTAGTACAGCCAATCCGGCTGGCTTTGCGTGGTCTTGTCGGCAATGCCGGCGTATGCCTTGGCGTCGGCGAGGCGCACCGGGTAGTCGATGTCGCCGCTGCGCCAGTACGCTTGCTCGATCTTGACCGGACGCGCCGTGTTCAGATTGCCGCCCGCACCGATGGTGTAGCTCGCCGCCCCGGTCAGCGTCAGCGATTCCGTGCGCAGCGCATAGACCATCAGCGACTCGTTGCGCCACGCATCGAGCATCGCATTCAGCGCTTCGAGCGCATCGGCCTGCTCGTTCGCACTCGGCGTCTCGCCGGACGCAAGAACGCCACTCAGCCGCAGCGCGCGCCGGATGATCTGTGAGGTGGTGCTCATTTCTTCTTGGCCTTCTTGCCTTCAGCGCCCTTGATCTTGCCGGCGTTGCCGTATTCCTTGGCCATGGCGTTCTTGACCTCTTTGCCCTTCTTGGTCAGCGGCATGTCATTGCTCCTTGCGCGGACGGCCGCGGCGGGGCTTCTCTGGATCGGGCGATTGAGCATCGCCGGCCAGCTTGACCGGCTTGGGCGTTGCTGCCGGGTCGAAGCGCACCCAGCCGGCGCGCTCGTCGGCCTGCGCTTCCGCTTCGAGGTAGGCGACCTTGACGCCGTGCTTGTCGTGCTTGAGGTGGATCATCATTGTGCGTTTCTCCCGCCCGGCTGGCGCATCAGGAACTCGTGCAGGTTTCCCCGATACACCGCGTCTTTCGTGTGGTGATGGATATTCAGGTTCGGCACGGTCCAGATGTCTTCGCCGATCTCCAGCCAGCGCCGGCAAGCGGCGTAGTCCTCGCCGTACCAGACATGCTTATGCGCGCCGTGATTGAAGAAATCGACGTGCGGCTGATGGCGTTCGCCATAGCACAGCTCCGGGAAGCGCTCGATGACCGTATTGACCGCGCGCTTTGTGATCTTCATGAAGCCGGCGGGCGCGCTGAACGTTTTCAAGGCGCCATCTTTGCGCACGATCGGCGTGCCGTTCGCATGGGTCAGTAGCTGGCCCATGTACTCTTCAGGCTCTTTCTTGAACCGGTACGTGCCCACGACGTAGTCGCCTTCTGTCTCGATCAGCGCCAGCAGATCCTGCGCATCCCACGACACGTCATGGTCAATGAAGACGATGACATCCGCGCCCGCGTTCAGCGCCTTGCGGAGCATCGCGGCGCGGGCGGCGCTCACGTAGGGGCAGCCGACCTCGCTGACCATTGAATGCTGCCATCCGGCCGCCTCGATCAGCGGCACGGACGCGGCGAGGCTGTCCAGCGTGACCTGATAGGGCTTGGTCAGCGTCGGGATGCAGAAAACGACGTGTTTTGTCATGGATGATGGGCCCCGACCGAAGCCAGGGCCTCGTTGGTTAGGCGGTCGCCCAGATGCCCAGCGCGATGAGGGTCTTTTGGATCTCCTGCACCGCGGCAAGCTGGGTGGCGCCGAAATCGGTCGACGAGGCCAGCGCCGAGGTCGCATGGACCGCGCTCGAGTAGGCGCGCTGCGCGACCGGGGCGACGCCATAGAATCCGATCAGCTCGGAAGCCGACAGACCCAGGACGGTGCCGCCAGACGAGCTGGTGCCGAGGTATTCCACGTCAGTTGCGGAAGGAAGTGCCATTTCGTTCTCCTAAAACGAAAACGGCCCCATCGGGCCGTTATGGTGTTTATGTCGTAGCGTTAGCCGGTGATGCGGCAGGCAAGCTGCTCGCGCAGCGTCTTGTAGCCGTGCAAGATATCGATCCGGCAGGGGATGTTGTCGTTGTTGATGTCGTACTGGCGCACGACGCGGACCGACAGACCGTCGAGCATCTCGCGCGCCGCGAAATGCACGCCTTCTGGCATCTCCAGATCGGCAGTCACAAAGGCAAACGCGTCCTCGTGGTAGGCCAGATGCTGGGGGTAGGCGGTCGAGGCCGAGCCAACCAGGGTAATGGCCGCGCCAGTCGTCGGCAGCTTGCTGACGTTCTGGCGCGCGCCGCTGGTGATGATCGCCGGCGAGAAGGTCCAGTCGTTGCCATTGACCGCGGTGATCACGAACTGTTGATCATGCGCATACGCAACCTTGGTTTCCGGGTGGACCGCTTTCACCGCATCGCCCGAGAAGGTGAAGACCGTGCCCACAGTGACGTTGCCGCCTGCCGTGGTGATGGTCGTGTCACCCGAGGCGATCGACGCATCATTGACGGTAACGGTCGTGTGGTCCGAGCCGGTGGTATGGGTGTAAATGCGCTCGTTTTCGTACCAGTCGAAGCCCGAGGTGCGGCCGATGAGGCCCTCGCGATATTGCTCCGCGATACTGTTGGCGTCCTGGAACAGGCCCTTGCCGGTATCGACCATCGAGGCCATGGCGACGGAGTCGAGCTGCACGCGACGGCGGCTGTCCTTCGGTGCAAGTCCTTGGTTCAGCTTGGCGCGCGCCTGGCCGAACGTCAGGAACGCGTTGGGCGTGGTGCCTGCGGTGCCGACCGAGTTGTAAATGTCCTTAGTGACGGCGGTCATCATGGACGATTCGATATCGCTGATGAGCGTCGCCATCGCCGGTTGAATGATGCGCTTGGAGAAGTCGTCCAAGTTCATCGTCAGCTCGGCGGTCGAGAAATTCATGTCGACACCCTTCTGCGTCGCCACGGTCATGGTGACGCTCTGCTCGCTGGTGTCCTGCGCATTCAGCGTCTTGCCGGTGCGCACCGTGTATTGGTTCGGCAGACGGATCTTGAGGCTGTCGCCGATCTTCGCGCCGGCCTTGGCAAAGCTCGAATCGTACGAACGGTTGACGGTGCCGATAAACGACGCCTTTTCGTGCAGCACGCGCAGGATTTCGCGCGTCACTGCGGTGGGGGTGAGGATCGAATTAGCCATGTTGCATATTCCTTGTATCTGAATTGGTTAATTGCGCTTGCGTTTGGCGGCAAGCTGCTCGCCGCGCCACTTCATCCACTCTTCGGTGCTCATCTTGTCCGGGTCTTTCGACGCGGCAGCACGAGTACCGACCGGACTGATCGGCGCGGGCGCGTTGGTGGTCTTCTTCGCGGCGGGCCGCGCGATGGTCGCGGCGATCTCGCCAATCCGGATGGCGGCGCTCAACGGGTCGAGGCGCGCGAGGCTTGCGGCGACTTCGCGGTTCTTGCCAAGGTAGTACAGGACATCGGCGCCCTTCTCGGCCCGGCGAATGGCTTCCGCCATCGCATCCGATACCGGGACATCCGGCGCCAGCGCCACCTCGTCGAAGTCGTCATACACATCGGCTGCGGCATCGACTCGCTTTTCCCAGGCGGATTGCAGCTCGCGGTGCTGGGCCTGCGCAGACTGTTGCCGGCTGCTCTCCTGCTGACGCTGGAGCACCTCCTGCACCTTCTGCTCGGCCTTCCATTCCGCCTTCGCCTCCAGATACGCTTCGTACGACTGGAACTGCTCGGGCGCAGGCGCGTCGCTGCCTTGCTGCGTGGGTTGCGGTGCAGGCCGCTGGGCTTGCTGTCGGCGCATCGCCTCCAGTTCGCCTTCCAGCCGATACCGCTCGCGCGTCAATCGGTCGATCCGTTTTTGCACTCCCTTCGGAACCTTGTGTTCCTCTTCGGGCTGCGCGGCAGGGTCCGCCGTGGTGTTCGGGTCCGGCGCCGATTCCGGGGTATTCGGCTGTTCGCCCTGCGGTGCTTCGTGAGTCGCGGGCGCGACGATCTCTAGGCTTTCGCCCATCTCTTCCGGCATGGATTACTCCAAGGATTGACGCGCGATGCGCTCGCGCGATGCGTTACGACTGAAACCCTTGAGGCGCCTGTTCGGGCTGTTCAGGCATAAAAAAGCCGCCCTGCGGCGGCTGTGGCATTTCTGAGTCGGCCATCATTTGGCCGTCCGGCATCATGTGCATATCGGGCGGCGGCTCGGGCTCGGCCGTCTGTTGCGTGGCGAGGTCTTGCAGCGTCTGCAGCACGACCGCCTGGATCTCTTCGGGGCTGAACGCCGGCGCCGTCACCTGAAGGCGCTTGGTCTCGGCGTCATACTCCCTAATGGCAAGCTCGCGCTCTTTGATGCGCAAGTCCGCGGTCTTGGCTTCGTACTCCATGCGCTTGTCGCCCAGCTCGGCGGCGGCGGCGGAGAGCTGCTGATGCATTTCCTGCATCTGCTGCGACATCGACTGCATTTGCGACTGCACCTCGAGCGGGATCTGCGGGCCGTCTTCCTGCTCCTGCAGCGGCGGCGGCAGCATCTTTCTCATGCGCTCGCTGATCTCTTCAGCAAACGGCATGTCCATGCTCTTGAACATCAGATCACCGACGACCGGCATCAGGTCGGGCGAGGACTGCACCAGTTGCGTAATGAATTCCGCGGCCTCCTGGCGCTTGGTGCCGTACGCCGGGCCGGTCGTGACGGTCACGTCATAGCGCCCGACGCCGGGGTTATAGATCGTCTTGACGACCTTCCCTTGAAGATCGTGAATGTCGCGCTTCGCTTCGGGCTGCTCGGGATCGATCTCCGCAAAGTCCTCTTTCCCGTCCTCGCCTAGGATGCGGATCACGCGCGACGAGTCGTAGATTTTGGGGATCAGGTCGATCACGATGCGGCCGACGTGGCGAATCGCGCGCGAGAGGTTGTCGATGATGTGGAACGTGGCGTTGTCGGCCTCGCGCTGACGGGCGAGGATTGCTTTGCCGCTCTTTTCGTTCGACGGCGCCCCTAGGCTCGCGTTGTACATGCCGAGCGCGCCCTGGATGTCGTGCTCCATGCCCTGCATGACCTGCATCCAGCCGGCGGGAATGTCGGCGGTCTGCTGGCGCTGCGGCGGTGGCGCGCTCGGGTCGGCGTTGTAGGGCAGAACTGAGGCGTTCGCGGTATTGGCGTTCGCCCACTCAGTCTCGTAGCCCTCGATCTGCGCGGCGGTCGCAATGTAAGGCGCTTTCGGCGTCAGCGCGACGCGCTCGACGAACGCGCTCGCGGCGTAGTTGTACATCCGCATCGCGTCCATGGCCGGACGGATCAGGCTGCTGATGCGCTTCTTGCCTTCGACGTTGATCAGGTGCCCATACACCGGAACGATCGGGATGTATTTGCTCGGCCACTCGCGCTCTTCGAGCACTTCTTTGCAGGTGATCTTGCGCCAGGTGATCGTACGCTTGCGGACCTTGCGCGACGCGGCACCATCGATCTTCGTTTCCGACGCGCTGCCGTCTTCGGCTTGCCAGACGGTCACATACTCATCGACGGCCTCGAAATACTCCGCGAGGCGAATCGTGTCCTTCTTCGACCAGTCGGCGGTCTTCTCGTCCGAATCGAACTCGCACGGCTCGGCGTCCGGATACATCGCCTCGAACTGCTTCCGAGGGATGTCGTCGAACGCGAAGCCGTAGGACGCGTCGGAGCCGTCCGGATTGATATGGTCCGGATCGAGGTAGCACGAGAACGGGTTCGGGACGTGGCGAACGTAGATGTCCTGCAAGAACCCATCGTCCTCGCAGTAGTCGGTCAGTACGCGGATATAGCCGAACCCCGCGCGCGCCGCCATCTCAATGGCGGTGTCGTAGGCCACATCCGCGCACGACTGGTCCTCGATGTGGCGAACGACGCCTTGCAGCACATCCGCGGTATCCGGGTCGGCGCCGGAGTCCTTCGGGCGAACTTTGATCGCAGGCTTGTTCTGCCGACCGTCATTGACGACTTGCTTGATGTACTGGTCGAGCTTATCGACGGTCAGGCACGGGCGCGCGCCATTCGGGTCGGTCTCGCGCTCTTTTCGGATCGCATCGGGCCATTGCTCCCCGAGCGAGAACCGCAGCTCGTCGGCCGCGACGGACCGCTGCTCGCTCTCTGCATCCTGGCATAGGGAAAAGCGCTCCAATGCGGTCGAGATGACCTTCTCGGCGCTCTGTTTGCTCTTCTCGCTCATCGCATCCAGCCGGATTTGCCGTGATTGACCGCAACGCGGCGCACGACAGCGGGTTTCGTTGCCCGTCTCGCGCCTTCGTTCGCGTATCGCAATGCATCGATCACGTGGTTATCCTTGTCCTTGAGTTTCGAGAGCACCTGGCCCGTCAGCGGGTCGGTTTCGTAGCTGTACAGCGTCAATTCATCGATCACGTGCTTGCAGCGCGGGTGGACGACGATGTCGAAGCTCTTCAGGAACTCGACGCCCTCTTCCACGCTGCGCGCCCCCTTGATCGCCGGAGCCATCTTCGGGAAGCCGTGCTTTTGCATGTAGCTGATGGTTTCGGGCCGCGACGAGTCCGCCGTGATCCACCACTTTTCCGCCGCCGGCACCGTCATGAAGAGGTCCGGCAGGTTGTTGATCTCACAGCCGACCATGTACGCCTCATGCGGCACGTACAGGGTGCGACCAATGATGTAGCTCTGCACCAGCACGGACGGGTCGCGCGAGAAGCCCCAATCAGCCCCTTGGCGGATCAGCGCATCCTCGGGAACGTCGAACTCTTCGACGCGCCAATTCCGGAACACGCGCGCCTCGCTGTTCTTCTGGTACTGACCGAGCCAGATATGCGCGAACTTGTCCGGGTCGCGCTGCTGGTCGTATTCCAGTTCAGCTCGCAGCACGGACGGCAGGAATGGGTTGTCGCTGAAGTTCGCCTGCACGACGACTGAATCAGGCGGCAGATTCTCTCCGCGCAACAGCACATCGACCGGGTCCGTCTCTTCGTCCGGGTTCCACGAGAACCAAAGCTCCGATCCTTCCTTGCGAATGGTCGGGCGCAGCAGATCCAGCGAGCGTTGCGACAGGCTTTGCGCCTCTTCGACCCATGCGATGTCGTAGCCTTCCAGCGACTTGATCGAGTCGGCAGTGTGGTTCTGCATCCCCTGGAAGATGATTAGCCCGCCCGACTTGCTGTGGATCTTTTTGTCCTGCACCTCGAAGTACAGGCCCGCGTTCAGCGTCTCGATCTTCGACTCAAGCAGCTTCTTGACCGACTGGTCTAGCGACTTCTGCACCTCGCGGACGCAGACTGCATCGACCTTGTCCATGATGCTGCGCTCGATCAGCAGTTCGGCGAAGAAGTGCGATTTCCCCGAACCTCGCCCGCCATGCGCACCCTTGTAGCGGGCCGGATTCAGCAGCGGCAGAAAGACGCGGGGCGTCTCAATCTGCAACGTGGTCATTTCGGATCGACGACGACGCGCTCGATCTTGGCGATGTACAGCGGATTATCTTTGTCGCCCTGTACTTGCAGCGGGATGACTCGGCCCAACAGCGACAGAAACGCCTTCGGGTTCTCGTGCGCCTGGCTCAACAGGTATTGCTCGCCGCCCGCCTGATCCAATGCGGCCAGGATCATGGCCTTAAGGTCGGCGGTGACCTTGTTTGGAATGCCCTTACGACTTCCGCCAGGCGGTTTCCGCTTGACGGCACTTTTTGGCACTGTGCTGTCATTCATTGCTTGCCCCTTGGGCTCAGTGGTTAAGCCCTGCGGCTCTGTTCGGTGTCCTGCTCGTGCGGACTGCATCGCCTCCTTCGGCGCTTGCCTGCCTTTCAGCGGGCGCGGATCGATCACCTCCTTTTGGGAGTGACACATTCTGAAAAGCAAAAAGCCGACGCTCTTTCGAGAATCGGCTTTCTTCGGGGGCAACTTCCCCCACCCGCGCAGGATATCACCGGCCTACGCGTTGTCAATCTTCAGTCGGCGGTTAGGTGGCAGAACTGCTGTCTAACTCTGAGTTGTGCGTCAAAGCAGCGTCTCTTGCACCGCCGCCGGTTTCTGTTCCGGTTCTGAGCGACGATAGCCGAGCAAACGCCTCGCTTATTACCGCGCCGCACAGCTTCGAAGTAGTCCTTCAGTTGCTCTTTCTGTTTTTCGGTGAGTTCAAGTTTCAGCATTGGTTATCTCCCGTTGTTGCATAACATTCCGTTCAAGGCCCGACCGCCCTAACGGGCGTCGGCCTTAACTCACCGTTATGAGGCGCTGTCACCGCCTCGGAAATTTCACGCAAAAAGTTCTTGCGCTTACACGCAATGCTATTCGTTGAATGGGTCCGGTTTGTATGTGACCGCGCCACTTGGCTCTACGAGCGCCAGGATGTCGTAGCGCGATCGATCAGCCGGCATCGGATAGCGCAGCGAATTGCTGTTGTTTCGTTTTGCCGATTTGACCTCAACCCTCAGTAACGAACCTCTGAAATCGATTACCAAATCTGCCGCGCTAACGAACGTCACGGCTCGATATACCGGGATGCCCCTGCGTAGCAAATCCGCGCACGTGGTCAATTCAGACGCGCCTCCAACAAAATGCGACGACAGCGCCTCGTGTCCGCCGAAATGATTTATCCACGTCGCGCTGCCACCGCGGCGGCGACCATCAGCCAGGGCGATTCCGTTTGCCTTGCAAATCTGATGCACGCGCTGTCGACTCACGCCTATTTTGGCGGCAATGCTGGCCGCCGTTGAATCCGCGTCTGCTACCAGAATTTGTTTAATCTCCTCAATCGCGCTCATTTTTTGCCCCTGTGTAATTAACACTTGACATTATACGCGCAATAGCGTAAATTACAACTCATGGGTAGCGCATCGCAACCCACCGCGCCTCGGGATCAGGGGCCAGGAGCAGAAAATGACCACCATCACCACTACCCGCGGCCGCAGCATCGAAATCGAAATCAAGGGCTTCAACGTCGTCGCGCGCAGCGGTAACGTCAAGTTCGTCGCTGACCGCACGGAAACCGGTTTCAAAGCTCGCTTCGCGGTGAATGGCCAGCGCATCGAGGTTGCCCTCGACGGCGAAAGCCTCATCGCCTCCCGCGCGATGTTTGCGCAGCTCGACGAGATGGTCAGGCTCCATGCCGAGCGCGAAGGCGCCTACGATCGCCATGTGCAAAAGATCAACGCTGCCATGCGGAGCCTCTGAAAATGCTGATCGCTGACGCCATCCAAAAGCACGGAGCAAAGGCGGTGTACGATGCTGCGCACCGCCATGCAGCCGGGGACAAAACGCACGGGCTTGAGTGCGTCGGACTCGCTCCACAAACAATGCGAGACGTGTGGGACGCGATGTCGGCCGCCTACTCGCAGATGAGTGAAGCAGAGCGCGCAATTGAAAATGCACAGGCATCGTCGAGGCTAGACCAGTGAGTAACCATCCGAATCGGGGGCTGAAAGGCCCCTCGTCCAACCCCACTCCCGCCGAGGTCCGGTCCGCGCGAGAGGCGGCAGGGCTTACGCAAACCGCAGCCGCCGCACTCATCCACTGCACCCTGCGCGGTTGGCAGGAGTGGGAGTCCGGAAATCGTAAAATGCATCCTGCATTTTGGGAGTTGTTCCGCATCAAAAGCACCTCATAACAAGCCAATCAAGCCGACCTGTCGCGGCAAGCCGCGCCAGTCGGCTTATCGGCGGCGTTACAGAACAACCACACCCTTCCTCGGCAACAGCACAAACAGCCGTTCATGCGCCTGCTGCAGCACCTCTTCATAGTCCCTGAACCGGAATACAGCAGCCACGCCATACCGGCGCAGGATTGCGGCGCGCTCGATAGGCGTCAGATCCTCTTGAACGACACCATCTACCGTGCGCATCGTCTCCGCATCGACGCTCTCACATAGATCCTCAAATGACTGGAGGCCTCCGCCGCCCATGCCTGCCGAGTGCGATGGGTAGCCCAGCTTGACCCGGTATCCCTTCTGCCAGTCTGCCCATTGAGTCATCAGGATCACCAGCGCATCAACGGAGCGCTTCAGTTCTTGTAGATCATCTCTCATTGCCGTCGTCCTGTTTCTTATGTCGCCACTCGATACACCGGCTCGACGGCGCACGATCCCGTTTGTTCGATGGTGCATGAGAGTTATCGCACGCCGTCACCGATTCCTTCCCAATCTCCCATTCCCCAAGGTGCATGCAATTCGTGCAGTCTTCTCCGCGGATCTCAAGCACGCGAGATGGGTCTAGGTATTCGTAGCTACGCACGCAGTTCTCCGTTGTGGTTATGCGTCACGACTGCTGTCTAACTCCTAGTTAGGGGCCAAACCCCATTGCGCCGCCATCGCATCGGCAATACCTTGATAAGTGCGGCTCCGTTCCTTCCATCGGTTCGGGCCGGGTGGCATCCGATGCACTCGCGCCTCGCGTCCTTCAACCACATTCGTCGGCGTCAGCTTCGGCAGTCCCTTCAACCAAAGGCACGTCGCCTTCGTTTCTCCGTGGCCGAACTGCCACGGCTGAATGATCTGGTCAGGCTTGCGGATGCGCGACGAAATAACGCTTATCGGGTTCTCGATCGCAATGCGCGGTATCGGCGCGTCCATCAGCGTCTGAACGAAAACCAGCGCCTCGGCCTGTTCCTTCACCTTGTCCTTAAACCAGCGGCTCCCGCTTACTGCCAGGTGCGTGCATGGCGGGTGCGCAATCATCAAGTCCCATCCCATGTGCAGCAGTTCGGTTACGTCGCCCATGTGGTGCGGCCCTTCCACGTCCGTGGGCAGCAGGTCGCAACTCATGGCGTCGTGTCCAAGCGCCAGGAACGCATCCCGCACCCTTCCACTGTATTCGCAAGCAATTAAAACTCTCATTTCTTCCCTTTCGTTTGCCGTATCGCCACCGCCGACTTTTGGCCCCTAACACGTCGCTCAACACGGACGCAGGCAATAAAGCCGCCTGCGCCGGTTAGCTAGGCGTTAGGCGCACGCCAATTAGCGGAGCAGTCCGCGCACACCCATCGCTGGTTTAGCCCGCCGTTGTAGGCGACGTCCCGCCCGCCTGCTCTCGGCTTGATTGTGCGGCACTGGCTGCAATGCTTATCTGCGACGGCGAATTGCGAGCGCATGACGCTTTTGAATTTGCGCAGCGTCTCAGCCCTGGTCATGGACGCACCCTGCGCATTCTTTGTCCGTGTAGCCCTCTTGCGCGAGCTTTCCGCACGCCATTGGAATCCATGCGGTGACGACCTTGCGCATTACCGGCTCGCGGGTCATGTGGTCGCCGCGCTGCTGGTATGTCCAGCCGGACTGCATCAACGACTCAGTTGTCTTGCCGCGAGGCTCAAGGCCGGCGTGGTCGGAATGGCAGGAATAGACACTCACTGTTCGCGTTCCTTTTTTAACTGTTTCAGCTTTTTTGCGTAGGTATGCTTTAACTGCTTCAGGTCTTCGATGCTGTATTTCCTCACCGACTGGTCGCATTCCAGCCCCTCCACAGCCTCTATCCCGATCTTCGCGACCAGCGCGCGGCGGTAATTGACGAGATTGCCGTGCAGGTGGTTGTTGCAGACGGTGCATTGCTTGTGGCAGTTGAGTTCATCGAAGCGCAGATTCGGCCGGGCGCCGACCGACATGTAATGCCCAGCCTGGTACTGGCCTTGATGCCAGCGACCGCATGAGATGCAGGGTAAATCGGCATCCCTAGCGCGGATGAAGGCATTGAAGGCAATTTGCGTCTCGCGAAGCCAATCGCCGCGCGTCTTGGCCTTCTGCTTGGCTTCGCGCAGATCCTTGCGGGCCTTGCTCTCTCGTGTGCGCTGGGCCACGATGACTGCGCATTTCGGCCCGCAGGCGGTTTGCATCGGGCGCGACGGGACGAACTTCTCACTGCACCCTTTGCAGGTCTTGGCGCGCAGCGTCATGCCACCCCCATTTCGCGGCAGTAATCGCGGAAGGGCAGCCGGTAGATGCGATGGAACTCCGCCGCCGCCACTTCGTCGTGATCGAGCTCCGCGCGACTGCTCACGTTGCAGGCGTAGCGGATCGTTTTCGCCGCCTCGTCTGCCGTCTTGGCGCCCATCCATTCGCGGAACATCGGGTTCGCACAGAACTGCCCCGCCAAACGCGCCAGATCGCCGCCCTTGGGCTTTTCCTCGGATACCCTAGCGTCGGTATGTCCGGCTACCGTTTCGGCCTGCTGTGAGGCGATGGAGGCCTTCTGCGTCAATCGTGCGATGACGACCGGGCTGCCGGGCATACCGAACAGCGCAAACGCGTCGTTGGCGTGCTGCGGCTCGACTTCGATCAGGAATCGAACGGTGCCATCGGAGAGCGTGCCTTTGACGCCTCGGCTGGTGGCTTGAATTAGGCTCATAGGACGTGCCCCCGCGATTCATAGGCTAGGACTTT